TGTTTTTGTAGAAGGTCGTGGCGGTCACGTTGGTGATTATAACTTTGACCATAGAGGTAAAGTCCCTTCAAAGCCTAAAACGCCCCCTGCTCCTGAGACTGTCCGTGTTCGTATCGCTTCGTTCGCTGACTTCTGCAAGTTCGTGTTTAACAATTCTAAGGTTTTCCTCGGAGTTGATAATACGGCGTATGCGTCTTCCGCCCCAGCCGTACAGGCTAAGCTGACCCAGCTTATTTACGACTGCTTCGGAGAGTTCCGCTTTAACCCTTTCCGACTTCTTGCCTATCAAAAAATCTACTATGATTTTTATCGTAGACAGGACTACGAAGGCTCAAAGCCCGAACACTATAATATAGATGATTTCAATGGTGACCTTATGAGTATGACCGATACTCAGCGTCTCCTTGGTATCTTTCAGCTTCGCTACCGATGGTTGGCAAAGGACTATTTTACAGGCGTTGTCCCCTCGGAGCTTTTCGGTACAGAAAATCTCGTAGCTAAGAATAATGTTAATAGTCTGCTTCCCGAGTTCCGCCAGGCTATGACTAATTCGTTTAATGGTGCAGATAGTGCTACTATCTCGTCTATGCTCTCAGACGGTCGTGGTGTTAAGCTCGGTAGTAATGCTGAGATTTCTACCAGGTCTATTCGTGCTATCTACGCTATTGAGAAGCTTATGCGCCTTACTCGTAGAGCTGGAGATTATGATTATATCTCTCAGACTTCTGCTCATTATGGTGTTGATGTCCCGAAAGGTCGTGGCGAGGAAGTTTCCTTCTTAGGTGGTTGGTCGTCACAGATAGATATCTCTGAGGTCGTTACTACTGCTCTCACCGAAAAGGGAGACCCTGCCCAAATCTATGGTAGAGGCGTAGGCACTCAGCAAGGTAAGGATATCAACTATGAGGCTAAGGAGCACGGTCTTCTTATGGTTATTACGTCTATCGTCCCCGATAGCGACTACTCTGGTGTTGGTATGAATAACTTTAACGCTAAGTTGTATCGTGGTGACTTCTTCCACCCTGAGTTTCAGGATTTAGGACTGCAACCTATTATGTCTCACGAGTTGGCTTTCCAACCTCACAAACTCAATCGTTCTGCTACGGATAAGTTTGGCGGTTCTGTCCTGCTTGGTTACGCTCCTCGTTACGCTGAGTATAAGACTGCTTGCGATGAGTTGCACGGTGAGTTTAGAGCTGGAAAAGAGTTCTCTCCTTGGGTCTCGTCTATCAAGGTGTTGGATAATGCTTTCTTTACCTCATCAGGTATCAAGCCCTCGGCTCTCCTCGTTTCGCCCTCTCAGTTGGATAGTATCTTCTCCGTTCGCTTTGACGGTACGGAGAGTACCGACCAATTTATGTGCGTCTGCAACAACATTTGTAAAATCATCCGCCCAATGTCTGTGACAGGGCAAAATCTCTAAGCTATGCCTAACAGAAGCTATCTTAAGCGAACTCAACCTTATATAGATGTTGAGGTACAGGTGTCTGGTAATGATGCCCACGATATGGCTATAGGTGTCTATGACCCTGAGTATGTAGCAATGCTTTACCCTACGGATGCTCGTAGCGGTTTCCCGACTTCCGACCTTGCACGTGTGCTCTCTTCTGAGGTCTCACAGGCTGACAAGGAGCGTATCCTTAATCGTCTTCAGAGAGAGGATGGACAGTTCTTGCCCTCCGACCTCACCGATGAGGATGTGTTTATGCTCGTTCCTCCTCGCTTCGTTCTTGGAGACCAGGTCAATATCCAACGCTGGCGTGATTATCTCGCCTCGGATGTGTTACCATTTATGCGAGACGAGGTTAAGGCTATGGATGTAGTCCCCGATGTCAATTCTCCTTCTAACTCTAACGATAACGGCAATGGCACAGAATGAAAATAAGCACAGTAAGTTGCTTTCTATCTTGATTTTCGTAGTTCAGTTACTCCCTATGATTATTCGGTTTCTTGGTAGCCTTGGTAAGGGATCTCCCGACCCTGTGGACGTACCTACGCCCGATACTCCTGCGGATACTACTGATACTCATTTTCCTGACCCTCATTAAGTGTAGTCAATATGGCACTCCTTGAAACAGGAATAACTGCGGGCACCTCCTTAATTGGAGGTGTCCTCGGTTATTTTGGACAAAAATCTGCGAATGCAGAAGCTCTCAAGCGTATGAGAGAGCAAAACGATTTTGTAGAGCGAATGTGGAATAAAGGCAACGAGTATAATACTCCTTATGAGCAACGTAAGAGGTATGAACTCGCTGGTATTAATCCGTATCTTGCTCTCGGTAATATCCAGGCTGGTAATGCTCAAGGGAGCGTTACCCCTGCTCCTCCCGCTCCTGTAGGTAATGCTGGTGCGTACCTCGGTGCTGGTGCTAATCAGGCTGTTAATGCTTACCTTCAGAATCAGTTAATCTCTTCCCAGGTTGAGAAGAATTTGGCAGATGCAGATGCTGTGCGTACTGATACGCCTTTTATCGGTCGTCGCAATGAGGCTGATATTGCGAGTACCGAAGCTGGCACGGAGAATACTCGTACTCGTACAGAGCTTGACCGTGTGAATACGCTTGTCGCTACAGCTAATCTTGACCGTATTAAACAGATGACGCCGGTGGAAGTTAAGTTGATGCAGGCTAATGCTGAGAATGTAACCGCCAATACGTCTCTTACTAAGTTGCAGGAAACTATACAGGATTGGGAGTTCAGGAATATCAAGCCTTTGGAAGCTCAAGAGCTTAAGTCTCGTATCTCTCAAGCTTATGCGATGATAGGTTACTTTGTCGCTCAGGGTCGTCTCTCAAATGCTCAGGCTGGTCTTGTTGCTAAGATGACGCTTACGGAGATACAGCGAGAAAAAGGTGTCCGCTTGGATAATATGTTAAAGGATGACGATTATGCTAAGCGAGAAGCTCAGTTTTGGACTGATATGGAGAATAAAAGAGCTCAGACAAGATACCTTAACTCTCAGTCTGATAAGACCGATGACGACAATGTGCGTGAGTGGTACGGTGTAGTTATGGATACTTTCAATGAAGGTCTTTCCCTTGGCTCTATGTTTATGGGTGGTTCTTCTAATGTTGGTGCTGGTGCAGCTGGTTTTACAGGTGGTATCCCTAAAACACGTTCTTTCCATAATCCTACGCCTCCTCCTCGTCCTCCTCGTCCTGCTCCTCGTGGTCTGCCTAATCGTAGATAGTATGGTACTTTATATCGTCACCTCGGTTATCTTTGTAGCTCTCGTCTTCGGTGTCTCGTGCGCCTGGTGTAGTCTTTTATCTAACTGCTATACCAAGAGTGCAGACCCCCCTAAACAGACTGAATAGCACGTAACTCACGTTACACTCGGAGCGTACTGCCCCGACTATCATCCATCTAACTGCTCGTACCTTTCGTTTGACCCCCTAAGTCACTGCGGTGTATAAAGAGTTGTCAGAGAATAGGCAATAAGGAAGAATGACGCTATTGCCTATTAACTGCAACTCTACACCTTTGCGGTGTCTTAGGTGTCAGATGAGAGGTACACGCTTTTAGATGATAGTCGTGCAGAAGCTTCGGAGTTGCTTACCCACTGATGTTTCCCATTCTCCTGGCGCAATAACGTAGTGCGCCCTAAACTCTTGATATCTCTAAGGAAACATCATAACAGCTTAACCTACCGCCCTCGGAAATAGCCACTTGTAAAAACGTTTGGCGTTTCCGAGAAAAAGTATATACCTTTGTGCTATGGAATTGCTCGCTACTTATATAGACCAGCTGAAAGCCTTTGAGGGCTTTCGTTCTAAGGCTTACCTCCCAAAAGGTGAGCCTGCGTCTGAGTATCTAACCATTGGTTATGGTACACGCCTGCCAAGGACAAAAGCTCTTGCGTTGTCTCCTATGGATGAGCAAGATGCGTCCTACTATCTTAATCAGTCTCTTTCTGAGATTACAAAATTTGTCCGTAGTTCTTTGCAGGCTATTCCTTATACGCTCTCAGACGCTCAGTTTACGGCGCTTGTTGACTTCTGTTATAACTGTGGCACAGGTAACTATAAGGGTTCTACTCTGTATAAGATACTCAAGACTGTACGTTTTACTGATGAGGATTTGCGTCTACATCCTCGTGATGAGTATGTGTCTGCTAAAGTTGAGGCTATCTGCTCCGAGTTTCTGCGATGGAACAAGAGCGGAGGCAAAGTCCTCCCAGGTCTTGTGACCCGCTGTAATTGGCGTGCCTACTGCTGGCGCTCTCGTGCTGTTGATGCACTCTACGTTAAGTAAATATGGCTGAGTTCTCTTTATACGGTTGCTTCTCGCCTCGGAAGGTCTTTAATAAGTACCTTGGTAGAGAGATTGTCGCTAATTGCGGAAAGTGCGCTTATTGTCGCTCGCTCCGCTCTTTTGACCTTACCAGCCGTGTTCAGAGAGAGTTTGTAAATCAAGGTGCTAATACTGCCCTTTTTATAACTTTGACTTATGACAACGACCACCTCCCTGTTTATCAGTACAACGGCCGTTCTAGGCGTTGGCACTCAAATTGTGGCTACCCCGAGTTTGGTGATATCCCCGAACAGTTCGTGTCCGATTATCCCGCTCCCGTAGGTTATGATATTGATGCTAAAATGCCACTGCGTGCGCTTGGCACTCGCTCGGCTTCGCGCTTTAAGATGCGTCCTGCGTTCGCTCATTTATGCTACCCCGATGTGCAAAAGTATATTAGCTTGGTGCGTGCTAAGTTTTTCGCTATCTGCGCTCGCTATGATGATAGCCCTTTACATATCGCTTACGAAAATACTGATTTGACCTATGAGACATTTTCCCTGCGTTACGCTGTGTGCGGTGAATATGGACCCTCTTCTCTCCGCCCGCATTATCACGTTATTATTTGGCTCAACCACCAGGCAAACGATAGACAACTTTCAGCACTCTCGCAAATCTTTTCTAAGAGTTGGACGCTTGGTAATATCGATGTGCAGACCGTTACCTCTGATGGCGTTTCAGGATATTTGGCTGACTACGTTACAGGCGTTAATGGCATTCCGCCTATATTACAAGGTCGAAGAGTACGCCCCTGCTTTCATTTCTCGCAAAGCCCTACTATCGGTATGCTCCGCTTGGGTGAAGATGAGGTACAGAAAATACTCTTTACAGGAGATGCTATCCGCCGTAGATTTGATGACAGACGACAGTCTGTTATTGTTGAGGAGCTTCCCCTTGCGACTCTCAATAAGTACTTCCCAAAGTGTAAAGGATATAGCACTGATGATTTTGCGCGCCTCCGTTATGTGTATGGATACGCTTACCGCTACTTTCAGGAGCGAGGACTTACCCACCGCCCCGATGAGGTAGATGCTCTACGTATGGTAGATGTTCCTTTTCCTATTCGTTTGATGTCTGATGATGCTTCCAGGTACTACCGTGTTGCCCCTCGGCTACTTGGCTCAGCGTTTAATCTTCCCGACAATGTCCGTGCAGGCTTGTGGACTTGGTCACGTGCAGATAGATATGCGTCACTGCAATGTTATAGGATGTGCGTTAAATACGGTATTACCCCCGATACGTATATATATCAATTGCGGTCTATTTACTCTCGCATACATTCTCGCAAACTTGGTAGGTTTTATAAGTGGTGCAACGAGCACCCCGATAATTTAGCACAGGCTATCAATGTAGACCCCTTCGCCCTTACAGATGTGCACCTTGGTGTACTGTGTAGCTCCGCTCTCTCGTCTTATTTCGGATACGAGTTAGACGAGTGTCCCGATAATGACGACTTGCGTCGTCGCTCGTTTGATGAATCTGGATATCTGACCCACGTAGGCAGATATTCAAAGCTTTCGGATGACCGTGTGAAGCGTAAAAAGTTGAACGACTATCGCAAAGGTCTTAATGTGATGAAAACTTTTGTTTCACCTCATAATAATAATTAACTATGGCTCAAAAGATCTTCGGTGTGAATAAGCCAAACACTAATCTTCGGAAAAACGTGTTTGACCTTTCCGCCACTAATAAGTTTACGCTTAGTGCTGGTATGCTTGTGCCGTGCCTTGTTCGTGAGCTTAACCCTGGAGAAAAGGTAGAGTTATCTCTTGCCTCAATCACTCGTGCTCAACCTCTTAATACTGCTGCGTTCGTCAGGATGAATCAGTATTATCACGCCTTCTTCGTGCCTTATAAGCAACTGTGGTCTCCCTGGGACAACTTTATAAACGGTGTAGATTACAGACAGTCTACCCGAGCCCTTAAGGCTGGAGAAAGTATTCCCGCTTTTACCTTTAAGGAGCTTTATACCCAGCTCTTTAGGGCTGGTATTCTTGCTGGTAAAGATGCTGTTAAAGGTGAGTTCTCGTCTAAAAATGCCCTTGACGCCCTCGGTTACTCTTACGTCTTTGGTATCTCACGTCTGCTGGATATGCTCGGTTACGGGTTTGAAATCACCATCAAGCCCAGCGATTATGTCGCTAATTGGGAGAAAAAGGATGATGATGTTGTTTTTGTAGAAGGTCGTGGCGGTCACGTTGGTGATTATAACTTTGACCATAGAGGTAAAGTCCCTTCAAAGCCTAAAACGCCCCCTG